CTACCAAAGTTTTCCCCGAACCTGTCTTCGCAGTCACAAGCACGTTCTCGTCCTTGTCGATCGCAGCAATTGCGTGCTTCTGAAAGGGATCAAGGGGGAAGGAAAAGATAAAGTCTTGCGGCTCATCTTGCGATGGCACCGTGGGATCAATGATGTGTAGATAGGCGGACGTCATTGTGTTACCCTTACTAATATTACTTCACCTTTTCAAATTTACTGCGTATAAATAGATGCGGAAAGCAGGAGCCTTTTCAACTCTTTGGAGAAAGTTTTCGAGACCTTTAGAGATCGCTCATTTACAGACCGATGGCTCCTTTCGTTACACGGATCGAGTATCGAGAACAGCTTCTCTATTGCTATCCGATGAAAAGTATACCTCTGTAAAGACCTATTTTGATCATCGAAACTCCTACGAATCCGAGTGGTGTTCAATCCTTGATGGCATTCAAATGACACAAAGCAATGAAGTCTCCGCAGTAAAAATAGAAAATGATAATCTGGGTGTGATCAATGCATTAATTCAGAAACGCAAACCGCGTCATGAGTATGCCGCAGTCTACTACGATCAAATCTTAAAAGAAGTGAGGCAGATGGACTATGTGGAGATGCGATGGATACCACGGCGTTTCAATAAGGCCGATGGGTTATTCCGAATCTAATCCGTCATCATATAATCTGTAATCAACGACCCTTTTGCTTTCGACTTCGACTTATCAACAATTTCAGGCACAGGCAGTAAAACTGCGGCATCTCCCCCAGCCTCTAATGCCCGCAACCGACATGCTAACATATCCTCGACTTCATCTTCAAGGCGATTAAGCTTAATACGACGATAATTCGTATTGTCTGGGTGTAAGACAATAAGGGCCATGCCTTCAATCTCCATTCCATAAAGATTCTCTAGAATCCAACGATAGACATTGAGCTGTAGAGTGTAATGCCAATAATTACAGTCATCGAGGTGGTCGAGCGGAGCCAAGCCCTTCTGATACGTATTTTCAGTCTTGATCGCTTTTGACCGCTTCCAGTCATAAATCAGAAACTTGCCATTGCTTTTACGACGAAAGACCATATCGATGGAGCCGCACAGCAGGTGCTCTTTTGACCAGACTTCCCATTCTGTGCGATAGGGTTCCAGATCGGGCCCTTCCTTTTCCCAGAAGTTCATGAACTGTTTCCACTCGGGTGATTCCTTGACTTCAGGCACGATAATGTCTTCGGCTCCATTGAGATACTGTTCAATACCTAAGTGCATGGCGGTTCCTGCCTCAGACGCAGCCTTACCCTTATCTGACCAACCCTTCTCAATTTCGGCCGCGGTCATTCCATAATACGGGCTCGAAGGCCATTTCGGTGACTTCATCATTTTCTTGATCGTGGCAGGGGCATCAAAGTGACCAAAGAACTCATGGAGAAACTTGGTCCCGCTGATCACTTTATCGGAACTTCCGTCAATCGTATACGTATGTGTAGGCTCATAGAATGTAATACGAGCATCTCTCTCGTGTCTGTTTTTAGTGGCAAGAGTTTGCCACGCTTCTGGTCCCAGCTTTTTATCTTTTGATAGAGCTTCAGGCATTTAGATAATAGTAGCAACAAAGCCTTAGATTCTCGACTCAAATTTAATTATAACAAAAATGAATCCATATGATAGAGATGCCCAAGAATACACGGAAGCAAAAAAAACAGAGAGGTGGTATCTGGCCATTTACATCATCAACTCCAACACCTGCGGCACAGGCCGCAATCGCCACGAGAAGGGCTGAGGAAAAGGCGAAAGGTAACCTAAGCCATTCTAAAAGCCGTGTTGCAAACGTCCTAGCGAAGCCTTCGAGCACTACAAACATGACGTCACAAGATCGCCATGAATTTACCTATACAAATAAGGATCGTATTAAAGCTTTACTAAAGCAAAAAATATCAACGATCGAGTCTAAACTCGGTGTAAGCCACGCAGAGGTATTGAAGGGTTTAGAAGAGGCTAAATCCATGAAACCAAATGAAACAATTACGGCAGTTCGTGAGTTTATTACACTTCTTGAAGACGAAATTTCAAGAGTAAAGGCTTCAGAAGCGGCTGGCGCAGCGGCAGGTGTCGCGTCTGGTGTGGCATCTGGTGTTGGAAAGGGCCTTCTATTTGCGGGTAAAAGTTCAATCCTAGTCTTTGGAACACTAAGTGTCTTATCTGCTCAACTGTTACTCAAGGCATTTAGAATATGGTTGGCTCTTTTAGTTCTTTGTGTTCTTGGCCTGCCATTATTACAACTTGGATCAATTGAGCTTATTTCAGTAATTCTCCCTAATGCTAGATTTGAAACAACAAAGTCTGTATTTGATGGGCTCTCTAGTATGTTTAGTAGTAATTCGTATACTCCGAACGCCACTGTTGCGACTGTTGCCGCCCATACTGGTATGAATCGGGCAAAAGCACTGGCCGCAGCTCGTCCTTCTCTAGCTCCTTCTGTTCGTCCTGTTCTTCCTCCTAGACTTCCTGAGTCTGCTCCTGCCCCTACCCCTTTAACAAAGCGGAAAAACAAGAATGGTAGAAATGTTTGGATTGATAAAGAATCGGAACGTGTATATCTTACACCAAATCGTTCCAATGCTAATACAGCTGGATGGTATTACGCAGCCGAAGGTGATGACCCAGAATATGTTACTATTAACGGGGAATCACAATGGCTTACGAAGGAAGAAGAGAGACTAGGAAGCCCTACAGCCCAGAATTGGTAACTTACTTTCTTACCTTACGTGTCTTGCGATATTTACGTGTCTTATGCCTTCTATTACCTCTAAGCGATATTTCGGGAATATTTCTCTTAACACCGCCTGTATGATTTATCTTTCTTGTTTTAGACCACGGCATCTTTTTGAGTGTTTCTTGGAATTTAGAACCAAATCCACTTGCGGCTGACATGATTCCTTGTGCGGCCGAGACCGATCCTGATCGAATTCCTTGCGCGGCCGAGACCGATCCTGATCGAATTCCTTGCGCGGCCGATATAGATCCTGATACGATAGCACCTGGGGCAGAAATGAATCCTTGTTTTATTGCTCCTGGAGCTTTACTTAATATATTTTTTGTAGTTTGGAGTTTTACTTTTAGAGCCGCCACCGCAGCAGCTTCTTTTTGACCAAGAACCGTTTTTAGTTCAGCCATTGATTTTACCGTACAGAAATCAATATATACTTTATCCGTTGCTGTAAGAGTAGCTAAAATAGCCTTGTGAACATCTACAGCATTACAGACTATATTTGCCGCGGGTAATACTGGTATAAGAGCCATTCTTACAGGTGCTAAAAGTCCAGACAAAAAAATAAGAATGATTGTGCGGATTGTATTGTTATAGATTGAGGTTGTTATACCCTTTGATTGATTTTTAACTGCTTGAGTTGCAGTATTTGATGCGACTTTGCTAAGATTATTTTGTTTTACTACAGAACCAACTGTAGATATAAGAGTATTTGCTCTTCCAATTATCTTAGCTGTAATCATCGTCGCAAACTTTGAGAATTTTTCTTGGAATGGTGCAATCATACTCGGTAAAAAATCATCTACAATATACGCTTCAGGATTATTACAGAAAGAGCCTTTATTCGCATGAGCATTCTTTGATAACACACTATAAGAATCAAGAAAGTAACTAGACCCTATCTTTATACATACATTGCCAAATAAACTTTGATACATTTTTTCTTTTAAGAGCTCGCGATCTGCTTTGAGTCTCGCTATTTCGGCAAGTGCGATTTGCTTCTGTTTTTCTACAGCTGCCGCTTCGTCTGCTTTCTTTACTTCATCTAACTTTTCTATTGCTTTCGCAACAACAACAATATCTTTCTCTTCTAACGGAAATGTGCCTGTTTTTGCTTTAACATTCTGCATAGATTGGATATGAGAAAGTTCACCGACGGCTGGCAGCGGCGGGCCTAATGGGCGCTCCACACTTGGCATTGATGATTTATCAAGAATATTCGTTGCCTCTGACATCTAAAAAAGGAGAGGTTTTTATTTCTAGATTCTATAGAATCGGAATGTGTATATCTAACTCGTTCCGATACAGCCGAAGGTGATGACCCAGAATATGTTATTATGAATGGGAAGTCCTACAGCCCAGAATTGGTAATCTACTTTCTTAGTTTGCGTGTCTTACGGTGTTTACGTGTCTTACGACGACCACCTCTAAGTAATGTTTCGGGAATATTTTTCTTAACATTGCCTGTAGAATTTAGTGTTATATTGTAACGCTGGACCGAATTTATTCTATTCTTTGAAGGAACACTAAGGATTGTCGCATCTTCTTTATCAGCAAACTCTTCATTTGGAAAAGGTAGGGAATTTGTATTTAAATACGTAACTTTCTGGCCAACGCTATACATCTCTACTTAGTCACAAGAAATAGGCATGCCTTCTTTTTTCCACTCCTTTACATCTCTGATAAAAGAGAGACCGAGAGTTTTCTTATCTAGATCAAACCATGTCACAGCCCCATGTTCTGCCTCGAGCAATTTAGGAGACTTATCTGTAAGCATCAGCCCTGTCCAATACGGTCGTTCACCCCAGACAGTCCATCCATTATCACAGATCTTATAGTCTTCATGAAGACGATATCCAGTTTCTTCAAAGACTTCCCGAATGGCGGTATCGTAATAACTCTCATCAAAGTCTTCACGATGACCTTTGGGAAAGCTCCATTTCTTTGTTAGACGATTCTGGACAAAAAGAACTTCTGGTTTTCCAGAGCTGAGCCGAAACAACTGGACACCCGCTCCTTCATAACTCTGAGAATATACGCCTGAAAGTAGATAAAAAGCCAGGATGGAGACGGCCCAAAGCATAGACTCTACTAGTAGATAGATGGGGTTTACGATTAACTTTTTCTATAGGCCTTCGCCTTATCCTTATATAAATATAATGCGTGAAAAGGAGTTCAAGCACCAATTAAAGCATTGTCGGGGATATCTTCATGAAATTTCATTCCTAGAAGAAAAAGGGTTTTCTCTTTATAAAGTGTCTGTGCCGTTTGATAAAATCCTTGCTCTTATTCGTGACGTTCCACTGACATTTCATATATGGGATATTATGATATCTCATACACAAGAAGTATTCTATACATCAAAGCATCATACAAACGCCCGCAATTTCTTGGCACCCAAAGATCTTGAATTGAAAGAAGTCTATTGGTATTGTTGTAAGACAGATCTTCATGAGCATATGAATTATTGATACTAGTATGACTTTGATTTGCGAGTCCCTTTACGCTTTCTAAGATTACGAGTTTTGTGCTTGCGCCTACGTTTGTAGCCGCCGAAGATTCCTGGGAGACCTACTTGATTTTCATCTTCAGCGGCTCCAGCACGGCCAGCAGGCTTTACCGATGATCTAATTGCCATTTCAAGTTCAAGCGGACTAAACTCACCAAGAGAAGAATTAGGTGATAGAGAGAGACTTCCAAGAGAAGCTGCTGCCGCAGGGGCAACAGCTGCGGCTGCGGCTGCGGCAACAGGAACAGGAGCAGCAATAGGTCTATAAAAAGGCAGTGCTTTAATACTATTAATAATTCGTTGGGGCTTGGCTTGGCTTTTAGACTGTATATTAAAACGCCAATATGAATTACCCCAACTTGTTCCAACAGCTAGCAACTGTAGTCCAAGCATCCACTCTTTTAGTCTTTCTGAGATAGAATCATGATGGGCAAGTAAATCATAGATAAGTTGTGCTAAATCACGACCTTCTCTAAAACAAGTAGTAAATCTGTGTGAAGTTGTTTCAATATTAAGTTGATTCCACATTAAACAACTCATTCCAAAATCAATTATTTTATAAATACGACGATCGCCTACCATTGTAATCATTACATTATCCGTTTTCAGATCACGATGATTAAAGTATAATTTTGATTGAAAGAAATCTAAGATATCCGCTACTTGTAATAACATATCAGGGACAATAATATCAAGTTGCTCTCCATCAATATCTGTATTTAAGAATCTAAAAAACGAAGTGTCCATTAATTCAGATATAATAAAGCCTTTGTGTCTATCTTTGGATATTCCTAGTTTATACAACACAGGAACACCAATATTTTCTCGGTTAAACTTTCTACTTGTTTCAGCAAGGATAATTTGAATTATACATTCTCTTAAAAAATTAGCAGTTTGAACATATAGATTTGAAACATCAAATTCTATTTTTTTAATTGCTACTTGATTACCAGCAGGATCAGTATATACAGAAACAGAACCAAATTTTCCTCGATTTCTATCTTCTTTTTTTGTATATTTTATTGTATCCTCTCTGCTTATAAAATATAAAACATCTGGTTTTTCATCATTTACAACATAGCGTGTTTTTGTGCCATCCACTGCCCTTACTGCTCGGTCATACTCCGAATGCGTAAGTTCTGAAGTAAGTGTCAGATTAATACCATATGGCCGTAAATCAATATCTGATTCATTGCCTGCCCCAGCTGCGGCAGACGCCATTCTACTATACGCTTACATTTTTCTAGAACCCAGGATATCCTCCCAACCTCATGAGGATCCGACCAACCTTGTTTTCTCCTTCAATATGCCCATCAGGCATCCGCTTACCGCCTAAATCCATCGAGGAGGCATCCGCGTTATAGAGGAGATATTTGCCTAGTTCTCTTGCCTTTCCAATGATGCCTTGTAGGCGAGCATCTTTTGCCCAGCGTTGTCTGAGACCCTCTTCTAGAATGGCATCCTTTTGAGTTACCCATTCATCTTCATTGAAGATAGCTGAATATTTCTTCATATTGCTGGACCGATTGCCGTTTCGAACCTCTTTCATTTCACTGATAAGAAGCTCTTGCTCTGCTTTTTCATCGAGTGTTTTCTTACCTGCCCCAGATGCTATCAAACGAGCATTATTGAATTTCTGATGGATTGTTCCTTCCTTGCTAAAGACAGTGATAGAGAGTTCCTTTTTATTGGTCGCTATCTTATATTTCATTCCTGTAAGATAATGTTCAAGTGTAGGATATTCGACTTTGGTTTCAGCATCGATGATAGGAAAGGGTGAATACGGGGCAAGCCATCTCGCCGCACCCTTATCTCCAATCTTGAGTTTATCAATAAGGCCAACCTCGGGACCGAAGATGAAGATATCTTCTGTCTCATATGTTGCCTGCGGTCCCGCGGCGACACCCTTTTCGACGGGAACTGTTCGTTTGACATCTGCTCCCTCAACTGCTGACGCGGACGCGAGAGCGGCCGCAAGGCCTGCCGCCGCGACACTGGCGGATACGGGTTTGGCTCCTGGAGCTCTTATAGGAGCAAGAATAGGAGGCAAAGGACCTGCTCCTGCTCCTGCCGCAGCCGCTACCGCATCCTTGCCAACTGTCTTTAACGCAGCCATTGTTCTAGGTTCTTCTAAAGGAGGATAGCTAGGCGATTCGGCGACGTTTGAAGGTTCTGGCCCTCTCAGTGCCTCGTCATATCTAGGATCACCAGGATAGACCCACTCACCTGTTTTCATTGTCCATACACCACCAGGTCGAGGAGGGGCCACATAGCCCTCAGGTGGAACATGTCCTGGTTGAACCTCTCCATAAAGAGGCGTAACGGGCTGGTATTCCTCTGCGGTCTCCCTCTTGACTCTCTCAAAGATCACCCAGCGATTCAAGAACGAATACTCCTTGACAACATCACTCATAGGGTATTTCTCTCCCTTACTAATCGCGACCTTGTAAGAATCCTCAAACAAGGCAGTATCATTCTCTGGATTCTTAAGAATACACCCAATTTCACGCATCTTTGTCCGCAGCAATTCAAACGGGACCAAATATTCCGTTTGCGATGTTCCAATGCTGATAAATTCAATATCAATCGCCAAACCAAGAGATGCCTCCGTATTATCTAGTTCCTCTGCCTCATACTTCTTTGTTATGCTCCAGATAGGTGCCCCTTTCTCAACACCTGTCTTTGCCTCACCCATATCTTTATCTTTCAGCATATCAAATACCTTCTGCCCATCGAAGAAACAGGCGACAAAGTAGCCACCGAGTTTGATACTATCATTCAGATTTGCCATGAAACTATTTAGTGAGTCGCTATCCTTGAAGAAGTAGTGGAGGGCAAACATACAGGCAACAACGTCAGCCCCGTCCTTTAGCTTATCCTTTCCTACCCTTGTTACGAACGGAGGCACAGGGCCCACGGGGTTTACACGACCAAAGACAGATCGGAGAATATCACCTTCTTCTTCTGTTGCCCCCGCTGAGCCATTCACATATCCCTTTGAAGAGTCACCGATCGCAAAGATCATGGGTGCTACAGTCGACCCACGAGCATTGACAAGAGTATCGAGATAACGACGGTAGGCACCATCATTTGCGTCCCGAATGCCTTCTCCAGCATAGTCGATGCCAAAGACAAAGCCAACATTGCCTCTCCGCCACTTTTGTAAGTCCGCGGCCTTACCGCACGCAACATCCAAGAGTGTCTTATTGCTTCCCTTCTTTCGCAAAACTGACATGAGGAGTAACTTCTCCTTGATCCACTTGTTGTGGAAATCACGTAAGCCCCGAATGAGCATGAGATCCTGTTGAGGGGCCTTTCTGTCATAATAACGACGCGCGACACCGTCACGCTCTTCTTCCATCTTCGCAATGGTGTTCATCTCTTCCTCGGACGGAAGTTCAGATCCCTTCCGAATCATTGACTCCGTAATCGGCTCGTGGATACTATTCCATACGCTCTCGGCGACCTTGTCTGAATTGAGAGTCCGTCCGAGAATTCCCCGAAGAAGACGCTCAGTTTTATCATAACGAACGCGAATCGGAATCCAACGCCATCCTGGAGGCTGTGACGGATCATACCGCATTTCTACGATACTCTTATCCTGAATAGGCTCCATTGACCGCTCTGTCATGATAAAGTCCTCTTGTGTGTCAGGGTCTTCTTGGATTTCCCTGTAGCAAATGCTGGCCATTGTATCAGGCCATTCCTTCGGATTGAACAAGATGGGCTTGTAATCCGATTTGCCACGCTGGGGCCGACCTCTTCCATATCCTTGCGGTAACGGTAGTTCTCTTTCAAAGAGAATTGTTCCACGCGGATCGTCATACGCAGGGTCGACACTTGAACCCACATAGAGACGCAGTGTCTTATACCGAACCGTCTCGTTCGTCTCGGGCTTAATGGCCGTGATGACTGAATCCTCCTTTTTCTTCTCTTCTTGCTTCTGCGTCATCACCAAGAAGTCAATTGTATTGTCATGAGAAGGCTTCCACTTAAATTGCTCAAGGAAACCAACACCTGACTTCGCAGGCAAAGGCGTCGCATTCGGTGTAAAGATCAACCCGTCTGTGTTGTAAATTGTCGGCCGATCAAGAATTTCTCCCGCCTTCGTAAAGATATCATCGGCCTCGGCAAACAAGAACTTCTTTATGCTTACTTGTGTCCTGGTAGCAGCAGAAAGCCCCGCGATAATAATCTTGGCGCCATCTCCTTCATTCCATTTCTTTGTCCAGGCAACCAACTCCTTAAAACGCGATTCGGCCCCGTCCACCGTTGTATGGAAGGGGAGCTGATCAACTTTCTTCTTTGCTAGGCCAAAGTAGATATCAAAGAATAGCAGCTGCTGGACCGCCTTGTCCGTTTTGTCTTTTGTGACCCATTCACCGTCGAGAAGTGAATTCCTACACTCTTCATTTCTCAGGCCAGTTCTATAAATATTCATAGCCATGTCAATCATGAAGAGCTCGCCCTTGTCATTACAGAATCCGAGAACACGAAGACCATCCGCCTTGTCCGTTACATTGTAACCTGTGCGAAGATTGGGGACTCCAACCTGTTGTTCTTTCATGATATTCTTGAGTTCCAGTGTAATCGGAGCGACGCCGCGGAACTTTCCTTCATCGTCTCCTACCAGAGTTTTATAGGCATCTAATACTTTTATACCAACTGACTTTCGCATAAGAAGTGTGTGCTTCTGAAGGCCCCGCAGCACTTCACCCATGCCTCTCACGATCGATGCGAGAGCCTTTTCGGGTGTATCCGTCATAGGGTCTCTTAGGAGCTCAACCTCAATTTCATAAATAGGCGGGGCTGATAGGATATCTTGGTCAAGGAAATTCCTTACCCAGATATAATTGCCCCTGAGATCTTTCTTTGTGCTGCGGACCATCGACAGGTCAAAGATAACTCCTTGGCCTTGGAATGTCCAGCGACGAATTAGACGGAACGCCTTCTTCTGTTGTGCCCATGTTGTCAAGATGTCCTTGACACGCGCGTCGTCGGCAGATAAAGGGATTTCACGTCTAACCTTAATGCGTGTGTCGTAATCATCTAGATCTAAGTTACTCTCGACACCCGCACGATCCTTGATCATGGCAATGAAGGGCTTGCCTCCGAGACGATTATCACGACAATACTGCTGAATGATGCCCATCCCGAGCAAGGTAAACCGCGTATTGTCTGTTGTCGTAATTGTAAGGCGATCTTCCTGGGGCAGTGCCGTAAAGCCCTTGGCCTTCAGCCGCTGGGCGACTGTTAAGAAGCGTGTCGCATCCACCTGGCCTTTCGGACCGAAGGTGGCTTCGAGCTCTCGTTCAGCATGTTCTGTCCATTCTTGAACGATTTTTCGCAACGTGTCTGCTTCAGCGGAAAATAGTTCCATATTCCCGAGTCCTATTGTTAAACCCTAATTCTCCTTTATTCCCCCTTCAAACTTACTGTGTTGCCTTGAAATTCAGTTCGGCCCAGGTTTCAATCGCCTCCGCACGTCCTAAGACACGTGCCCAGTCATCTTTCTTGACTTTTGTGCCGAGTGGGGATCCAGGCAGAGGATGGACATCCAACTGTCTCTTCGCAACGGCGGCTTTCAGTTCATCAAACTTGCCTTCTGCCGTAGGCCACTGGATCGCCCAACCTTCATCCTCCTTCGCAGTAATCCATGAAAGAATTGTCGTTTTAACACCAGGAGCAATTTCAGTCACCCAGCGATTCTCTTCGTCGGCAAAGATAACACGGCGATCGCTTTTCCAAAGTCTCATGTCCGTCGGATAAAATCCAATAGTCTTCTTTTGCTTGTTGATTACAATCTTCTGGACCTGAAATAGCTCACATAGGACTTCTTCAAGGATAGTTGAGGGTTTATCTGTGCCTCCTGAGTTTATCTGGCCTGCGAGTAGATCCTGAACTTTCTTCTTTGACCAGCGACGGCCGAGTCCTGATGCCCGTTCTTCGAGTTCAAGGACCTTTTCTCTTAGAATTGACTTCTGGAGTGTTTCAAGGCTAAATGGATACATTGTATCCGTGTGCCAAAGAAGAAGGGATAGTGGGCCGGGGACAATCAGGGGTTTAATCGTAAAGATATCCCACCGATTTACATCGGTCTCCATTTGGGCTTCAGAGCGTGCAAATACCAGTCCTTTCATTTTACTGGGATTTGAATCGATATACTCGTAGATTTTAGGAAAGATGGCTGCCATTATTCTATAGAATTAGTATCACCAAGGTTTAGACGGGAGCTTTCCAAGGCTCTGTCTCTCGCCTCAAATTCAGTTCTATTTGCCTGACAAAAGGTAATAAAAGCCTTCATATCGTCAAATGCGATCTTGCTCACACGGCTCATGTCAAAAAAAACACCGTTTGTGTTTTCACTGAATTCCATCTTGTGCTTTTTGAGTATCGCAAAAATCTGTTCTTGTTCAGACTTGACAAGTCTTTTCAATTCATCTAACATCTTTTTGCGATCTTCATATTCTTCATTTGTTAAACTAGCGGCTGTCGCACTCATTGCTCTTCGCCTTTCTTCTTTCTCTATCTAGACTGTTGTCGTGGGTTTTCCCGCATTTGCGGCACGCAACTCGTCACGCAGCTGCTGTAAGAGAATGCCCATGCGATTCTTACCCTTCTTGGTGCGACCGTAACCCCAGTAGGAATCCGTAGGATTCGCTTCCACAAGAGGTCTGTTTCCTGTGGATAGAAGCATGGCCTTCAGGTCAGCATTCTGTGTAAACTTTGCCTTGAGTGCCTTCTTCATGACGTCTTCACGAACCTGGTCCCAGTCGGCACGAATTGGCTTCTCTCTTGAGCCACCGAGACTCTTTGCCTTTTCGGGAGTCTTGGCGAGACGAATCTCTTCCTGATATTCGGGCGTCGCAGTGAACTTCTGGGCCTGGAAGTAATGCTCTGTTGTGGGCCATCGCTTTCCATCCAAATCAAAGGCGGAGGGAAAGAAGTTGCTGAATTCACGATAGGCTGGAATCTTGCTGTAGAACTCAATCGGGGTTGTGTTCTCTTGGGCTAGAGGGGCCGCGACCTCTCCAGGAGCTTTTTCTTCCTCTGCCTCTACCTCTACCTCTTCCTCTTCCTCTTCCTCTTCCTCTTCTTCTGGAGCAGCAGCAGCAGGAGCAGGAGCAGGAGCACGAGCAGCTGGAGCAGGAGCAGGAGCAGGAGCAGGGGCAGGAGCAAACGGAATCGCACCCTCCTTTCCTTCAAAGATGCCTACACTCAGGATATACTCATCATTGACCTGAAAACGCGATTTCTTAATCATAACAGATACCTTTTCACCTACTGCGATAGTGTCATACTCTTCATTGCCAATGTGCGACGGGTGATCACGCGGCAGAATGATACGAACTGCGTCATCCATATTCACATAGATACCCATCTTGTTTTTCCGAATGACCTCACCCTGAACAATTACATCGGCCGAAGGGTTGATTACAGTTCCCTCGCACTTTGTATGAAAGACAATATCACCTGTGAACCGCCCTGATTCAACGTAGCCCATTGAATGAGAGAGGATCTTGAGCGTCCCTGGCTTTACCCATCCATCACGTGAGCATCGTCCTTCCAACTTTGACTTTAGCTTCTTCTGAAGAACATCACGAACACGAATAGCATTTCTTGAAAGATCCTTCGGTGTAAGAGGGATATTTTCATCAAAGAGGGCAATCGTTTCCATTGTATGCCACTACACTCTGATTGAACACCCTCAATTTTGCTTAAGCACTTTTTTCACCTTTGTGCCCAGACTTAAAAGCAGCGATTGGCCTATAAAACCACCGCTTGTCATGCGTATCAAGATCATGTAGCATCCGTAAGACTAAATCGGTCAATGAACAAAACCGAGCAGAGTTTTTGAATGGCCTTCGGTCTTCCAAGGTCACCTTATTCAAATCAAAGTCGGTCCCAACTGCGACTCTCGCCATATCGCCAATTTCAGCCAATGTCTTTCTATGTGCCGATATAGTGCTGACAATCGCACACTCAGATCCCTTATCGGGATGCTTCTTATCCCTTGATACAGGCTTATTTGTCTTAAATACAAAGGAACCACGTTTATAGACAACTGTTCCATATAGAGGTGCGGAGACTTCGTTATTTGCCTTTATATCTTTTAAGGGGTCGGAATCATCTTCCTCAAAGACTTTTATGAGAGCAGGAGTACAAGGTTTACCATCACACACATATTCAAGAATTCCTGTTTTCGAGTTTAACGATCGGTATCCTAGCGAGGCACCACTTTGAACTTGATGTTCTTCAGATATTTCGATAATGAAGATATCGTCATTTTCTAATCCCGCTTTAAATAAAGCATATTGTTCCTTTTCTTTCAAATATTCATCCCATACAAGCTCACACATACTCTTTCCAAGGGCACTTCTTTCCTTTGGCTTCTCTCGTAGAAAAGTATAAAGCCAGGGTATCATCTCAAATGAATTCATGACACGTTCGACTTCCTTTTTATTCGAACCATATCGACGTTTCACGGCATTCTTAACGGTGTTCGGAATGTCGAGAGTCGCAGATCCCTCCTGAATGGATTCTGCCCATCCTTGAAAGACTTGCCAGAAAATTTCAAATCCTTCAATCGTGCCCGCCGTGTTATTTGCTGCCATTGGACCTGCGGCAGCGGCAGCGGTAGGAGCCACTGCTCCTGTGGGTGCAGGCCTGTCTCTGTCTCTATCTTTTTCAATAACAATCGGTTCATACGAATCTCTCTTGACAGGAAACGAGGCGACACGCAAGGAAATCGGCAAAAACAAGTCCTGAAGTCCCTCAGGCTGAAATAGATAAAACCCATTTTTGTAAATGATATAGCCCTCCTGATTGCCTGATCGAACGCGGAACGACCGATTGCCAACAACTTCCATTAAGATAGAGGCCAAGGCAAAGCGAGGCACATCCGACATAAGATTTTGAAGGTTTTCAAACGATAAGAAAGGCTGATCCTCAAACCGCAATCGTAGCCGCTCCTTCAGCTGCGATACTCTCCACCGAGCCGAATATGCGTCATATGTGCTATCGTCTGTATCTTCTAAATTGATATCAACAGGTTTCGCACAACTATAATCACATGTCTCGATCCAATCGCATATACTTGTAAATGGCATATCGTTTATATTGACTGCCTCTCTTATTTGCCCTTGTCCATCAAGCTGCCGTCTAGGCTCGAGTCCCTGAATCAAAATTGCCTGCCGATTCAAATTACAGTCTAGAGCATACCGCTTCAAGATACGCGTAACCCTGCCAACCTGGAGTGCCTTTAAAACACCCATTCTATATTGATAGAGATCGAGTGTTTCTTGATTATCTTCTAAGGGGAGTGTTGTAACAAGCAAATTGATTGTGCAATTCCGTTCTTCTATAGGAAGAAGTATATGACTACACATACGAATAGACCGCCCAATAACCTGCTCCAACTTATTCATGTGATACCAGCTATCAAACACAAAGGTCTCGCGAATAAACCGTAAGTCAATACCTTCTGAGGCAACCTGTGATCCTAAGATAACCTTTACTTTGTTGCCTTTAAGATTTGCGTCACTACGTGCGGTATCGACAGACAATTTGTTATTCGGTGAATATTCGTCGCGTCCCGTGAGAAGAACATAGAACGCAGGTGAAAAAGGATGATCGGCTTGACCATGAGTCCGTTCTCTCAATTGGCACTGAGAGCACTGGCGTCCTTCAGCCTGTTGGTTTCCGTTCAGCAAAAACGGAGTTTCGCGACCATAGAGTGTATATCCATTCGCTTCTAGGGCTAAGGCAATCGATAGAGCCCCAGATTTCACAAAACGACTATAGACGAATGATACACCCTTTGTTGTCTTGAGCTGCTTTAATAGAAGGGCCGCCTTAGGAGAATAGGCAGCGATCGTTTCTTCTTTGAGCCACAAAGGATCTCTCGCTCTATAGACTTTCAATGAGCCTCGTGATTCTTCCGCAAAGGCATCTGAAAATCCTCCCTCACCGATTGTCCCTCCAGGAAACATCCAGTTTCCTGCCTGGATCAGTGTATCGACCGTTGCTAAACCAATTCCCTTCTCTTCGATTGTTGTTTGCGCGAGATCTCTATACCGAACAAGAGCCTCGCCAACGAAGGGGCACGCAACAAAGGGGAGGTTCCGCATTCTTGTTTTATCTTCCTCTGAGACAATGGATCCACTGGGAGACTGCGACGGCCAAGCAGCTATCGAAGGAAGTCCGAGCGGCTCTAAACGAATCGGAAAGGAGAGAGGATTTTCACCACGCATAAAGGAGAGATAGACACTCGCAACTCTGCCAAGAATCGCCTCTCCTCCCTCTTTAAAGGTGCCGTTGCGATTGAAAATGTCATCCACCTTCAATGTGGCTTTCTTGTCATTCTGAAGCAGTAAATTAAATAAAAAGATGATTTCAATATAGCTATTATACATCGGCGTCGCAGTCAACAGCAATAATTTCATTCCATCCGCGGAATCCATAAGACGCTTCAAGAATGGCGTTAACCGTTTTCCTGCGGCGGCCTCTGTAAGTTCCGCCATACCGCCAGGAGCATCCAAATTATCATCCTCTGACTCATTGATGTCACGGAGATTGTGGGCCTCGTCAATGATCAGAAGTCTGCCCGAAAACTTCTTATTGAGAATCGCATTCTCCAGTTGAATTCGCCGCTCCCCCTGAATCTTCTTTGGAACTCCCTGGTCTAACATGGTCCGAATATGATTATAGAACTGTGTGTATCCAAAGAAATTATATCTCTTTCCTTTCAGTCGCTGGATACGAGACGTGATTAACTTTGGATCACGCGACATCTCCATTCCAGACAAACGTAGATAGGTATTTCCTGTGCATCCATTGAATCGGTTCGGTTCATTCTCGTTATAGCCAACGACAAGACGATCCTCTGAAAAAAGGGCACGGTCAAACCCTGGCTGAATATTCGGCGGGGCAACAATAATGACCTTCTTTCTCGGAAACATTTCTAAATATGCCTCTGCGACAGTAATCGCCGCACACGTTTTTCCTGTGCCCACGCCATGATACAGAAGGGCCGAATTATAAGGAGTCTTGGGAGACATATACTGACCAATAAACCTCTGAACAGGACTAATCTCGAAGTCCTTCTTTGGGTCACACGGGTCATCACCCTCTTTAATGAGTTCCTGGATGGAGGGCTGCTTGTGTTCTGCGAATTCGCGTTTTTTCAAAAGCTTCGATACAAAGTCAGGGTCATCGATATCAGGATAGAATCCATAGTCTTCATTATCCTCCCTCATTTTCGGAAACAGAGACCGTTCCGTTAAAGCGGCAAGAATCTTATTTCTTTCTTCAAAATTTGTTTCCTGCCGCCACCGTTCTAACAACGTTGCGTCATCCATCTACCTAAGTCAGAGGATGAAGAAGAGGGCAGAAATTTCGTAGCAATGTTCCTAGCCTCAGGAGGATTTCACGTTTCTCGACATTCTCTGGCCGTAACTTTTGTAGTGCCTCATTGAGTCCGAACCATCCAATCGCACCAATCTCACGTTTCATTAAGGCGTTTTTTTCATCAATACAAATGTCTTTTGTATCCGGAACATAGACCACAAAATACTTATGGCAATAATGGACATTATTGCTTCCAAAAAAGATCTCATTCAGAGTATCCATGTTATGAATAACAGTAACACTTGAACTTGTGAGTCCAGTCTCTTCAAACATTTCTCTCAAGGCACAGTCCAAATCTGATTCATATCCATCACGACGGCCCTTTGGAAAGCCCCATTCGGGAGTATCCCAGTGGCTCGTTGCCTCAGTTACAAGGCTTTGGAGCGTCGCTTTCGTCCCTGAGCAATCAATCGTAATACCCTCTCGGATAGCCATCAACTTATGTCTAGAGTTTTCCTTATCCTTTTTATATTGCGTCTCGCAACTATCGGACCCCCACATTTCCGCCCATAACTCATCAAACTCTTTCTCGACAAGCTTTGTTCGTTCGTAATCAGTCATTCCAGAAATCTGCTTACGAATGTAGTCGAGATCATTGACAGAATATTTCCCTCGTAGCATATCGACAAATCCGAGGCTATCCCGCCTCTGAATGAGCAGAACCTGAATTTTATTGAAAACGGGCTCAAACCCTGTTATTGACTGTGACATTGATGATAGTATCTTTTCCTGTGACCATGACGGATCATTGACGCGAAATAGAATTGTCCCGAAGCTCGTAACGGGTGAAGGGCAATCCCTTGATGAGTGTGTAAATTGACCACAGTTTGTACAGTGTCGATTTGTAGTATTTTTTTGAAAGTGGAACATGGATTACTCCGTTAGAATATGATTCTCTCCGATACTTTAGACCACGGTAAATAGCCCTTTAAAAACTAAAGAGCCAAAGTAGGACATTACTATACTATGAATCTACCGCCGTCTTCTTGGGGACCGTTCTTCTGGCACACAATCCATATTGTTGCCTTGGGATATCCTACAAAACCTACGTATGGTCATAAAAAGGCCGCCAAGGAATTCATCGAATCTCTGGCATTTCTTATTCCGTGCCCGATCTGTAGGGAACATTTCATTCAGCATTTGAAAGAGGCACCGATCTCACCCTTTCTCGATAGACGCGAGGATCTATTCAAATGGACAGTGACCCTACACAATAAAGTGAACAAGACGCTTAATAAGCCTCTTGTGAGTGAACTAGAAGCAATTCAATTCTATATACGTCTGGGTAAACAGACACGCTCACCTGTCGTCACACCCGACGATTTTGCCGAGGCCGATCTTAGAGCGATGATTAAGGGTGTAGCTCTCGGTGTCGCAGCGTCCTCCGTTGTCGCAGCTTCCATTTGGTATTTAAATAAAAACGATACGTAGTAGAATGGAATCCGCCAAGGATATGAAAGCCTCTAATATAAAAGAAGGGCTATTGATGCCTTCTGGCCCTACGCGAGAAGTTAAAAAAGATGTTAAGAAAATCGTCCTTGAGCCTGTTTTAACGGAGGAGCAAATGAAGTCCAGGGAAGGGACATATTTTGATGAAAAGGCAATTAAAACATTAATTGAAGACGATGCGGATGTCTATGGAAAGGATCCCGAGGCACCTGGCGGCGAGAGACTTCTCGCAAAATTCAGAAAAAACGTAATCCCTAAAGATCTTATTGAAAAGGGCTGGGAGGCGTTCTACAGCACTGCGGCTGCGAGTCGTAACAGAGGGGCAGCGGCTGGACCTATTAATCTGAAGAGTGCCTACTGGAAAAAGAGAAAGCCGACGGAGATTACCAAGTGGTCGGCAAGATATACACAAGATGGAAAGACAAGCAAAATGCGTGTAAATAACAATGTGTATAGCAGTGTCTTGGGATTTTTTGAGCAGACACCCTTCATGGGTCTTCCCTGTCGCTTAACATCCTATACGCAGAAATATTTCAAGCAATATAAGCACGGTATGCCGTTTATTCAGGCACTAGACCGTGTCTTTCACACACTTGTGCCCGAGCAGTATGCCAAGCAGAGAAAGGCCGCCGATGATAAACCTGCCTATCGCATTGATGACACGGCCTTCTCTTCTGTAACGATTAATCGCAATTTCAGAACTGCCTTACATATGGACGATGGAGATTTCCGCCAAGGCTATGGCAACTTATCAGTGATTGAGCGTGGAAAGTATCATGGAGGTATAACGATGTTTCCGAGGTATGGAGCTGGATTTAATCTGAGAACGGGCGACTTTATTGCGATGGATGTCCACGAGTGGCATTGTAATACCGAGCTCTATGAAACAAAGGAAGATAAGGAATTCAATAAGGATTTACCGAAGATTCATTTCGCAGATCCGTCTACCGGCACGATGGGAGGTGAGAAAGCGTTTACTCGTATCTCATTCGTGTGCTATTTGCGTGAGAAACTTCACAAATGTAAGGAATCGGAAACTCGGAAATATTATAATCGCATTCATTTCGATCTGAAGAGAGGCCCTAGACAACAAACAAGGAAAAAGAAGAATATAGGGAAGGAACAGGAACAAGAGAACGAATGACGGACCGTGCGAGAGAATTAGCAAAAATGCTTGGAGAACCAATGAAAATATTTAGTGGTTCTTCGACCTCTTCGAGCAGTTGGCCTAGTTGGTCCAGTTCATCGAATTCGTATAACACATCAAGTTCGTCGACCTCATCCTTTGCTGGCCCCGTTAATGTCATTTATTATATCGGCATGATTCTTATTGTATTGTTTGTTATTCTACTTGTTGTTCACTATACAGGAATCTATCCTGTTTTCTCTTTCATGGAAGGCGATGGTGGATATATACCGATTGTAAGAACAAACGACGCACAGATTGTATGGACAGATGGGCCCGCTCAAGCTGATCTTAGTGGCAATGTGACCAAAATTCTCCCGTGCTCGTTCACGGTCCAGCAGGATATCTATCTTGAGAATGAAACCATGATTGGCTCAAAACGTCGAGTCTTTTTTTACAGATCTAACACCTACATACCAAATGATGGCTCATCTTCCATTAATACAGAGGATTTGATAGCCTTGTATCCAAACTCGAATCTTCTTATGTATTTATTGCCGAATACAAATGATCTGGTTGTGTCTGCGGTTACAAAAGACAAGAATGATGTGAGACATCTTGAATCCGCACCTACAATTCTAAACGTCCCTATTCGAAAGCCTTTCCGGTTAACAGTCGTCTTCTTACCACAGGTGCTTGAAGTCTATATGAACGGGAAACTATTTGGAACAAAAACCTTGAACTATCCGCCCATACAGACAACTTCCAATTTCTGGGGCCCGCCCGAAACCTTTCGAGGCACAGTCAGAACAATGAACTTCGCATATTGGGATAGGCCTTTAATGGCAATGGAAGTATTAAAGACACCTCCTGCCCTCCCTGATGCCTCAAAATTCAATCCTTCAGGGATGCCTTCAGGCTCATGTCCCTCATAATAAATGAATCCTCACGGTAGAATGTGGGGCTATATTCTTATAGCAATACTTGTAGTTTTAATACTTGTATATTTTGTTCCAACATCGTTGTATCGCAAAATCTTTCCCAAATCGTGGTTTGGCACGAGCGTTCAGGAATCGTCTATTGTAGGTCCTCTCCCGTTGAGCACGTCGCCTACTGTGGGTAAGACAAACGATTCACAGGTTATTCTCTCGACGGGAAATACTGGATCGTTCCAGGCATTTGTCTACCCGATGCCGTTTCAGAGAACAGGCCAGACGACGGTGTGTGCGGATACAAATCCTGAACCCGGTCAAGCCGATTGCTCAACGGGTCGGTATGGACTCTGTGCGTGCGAAGGCAATGACTGCTCAAAATGTCATCACAGCGGATATGTGAATATTCTTAACATATCCAATATTATCCGCCTTGAACTTTTAGCGGCTCCGGATGCGAGTCGCCAGGGATCCGCCTCAGTTCAGCTTGTCGCACGGTGTCTCAGACGTAAAGATGTTGGTGGTAGCACAGAATCTGTAGAAGAAACCCTTGTTCTTCCGTCTCTGCCCTTCCAGAAATGGACAATGATAACGGTGGCGAGAGAAGGGCGGCGATTTGATATTTATTACAATGATAGACTTGTATTGTCAAAGCGTGTTCAGTATGTGATTGCCTCACAAAGTGCGACCTCCCCGATTATCGCAGGCGATCCTTTATTAAATGGTAATATAGCCCACGTCTTAATTAGCTCGGCTAAATTTACGGCAAATGACGTGGCAAATACGTATATAAATAAGGCGGATACAAATGGCGAACCATTTCTGTCTGAAGATTCAAACTTAATAAATACTATCACACATATGTCACCGTTTTGTAAAGATGGATCGTGTATTAATGGGCCTGTTATAAAGCCTGCCTCTCCTTTGATGGATTGGCAAACAAACTACGCCTAGTAATATTCTTGGTAGACTTCAGAAGTATATCAATGGAGTCCTTAGCTCAGGTGAGCCAGATGACAAGAAGTTTTGGAGGAGTTGTTGTTTTAATCTTAGGAGCTGTTGCTCTTTATTATCTCTATGAGTTTTTGTTCACATCGAACGGAATGGCCACAACGTCACTTATCACGACATCGATCGCAGGAAATACGGCGATGAAGGATTTATTGCCCATTTCACCGCCCTATGAAGGTGGCGAATATTCCGTTTCCTTCTGGATGTATGTTACGGCATTTAATAAGGATTTACTTGGCAAGCACAAGCATATCTTAGAAATCAAGGGCACCAATAAGTCTATGATGGTTGTTGGCTTAGGATCCATCACAAACACATTAATCGTTCGCGTAAATACTTACACGGGCAGCAGTCCCACGAGCGACCCGTTATCTAGTGCGAATATTCCAAAGTTGTTTGACACGAAAGTATATAATTCCGGTTTGACAGAAAATCTCGAACTCTGCGACCTCCCTGAGGTACAGCTCCAGAAGTGGGTCTCTGTTGCTGTTGTCTTGAGCGGAAAGACATGCGATGTGTATATGGACGGCAAGCTGACGCGTTCTTGTGTGCTACCCAACTTCTACCGTGTTGACTCAACGGGTGTCAAGATGAAGTTGCTGGATTACGGTGGATTTGAAGGATATCTCGGCGATGTGTCGACCTATAACTATGCCCTCAACCCCGACCAGATCTATAGAATGTATATGACGGGCCCGACGGACAATCAGTCAAGCTTCTTGAGCTGGATCCAGAACATCTTCGATGTCAAGGGACAGCTCAGCATAAGATACCCGACACCCGCTGTTCAGTATGCGACTACACAGGTTAACCTTCCTTAAAGAGTTTATATGAGTATACAAATCGCTAGTTGTTTGTTCCATAAAATTAACAACTAACGGTAGAGATGTCAGACACGCTGAATTCAGGTTCAGATTCAGGAATACTAGGATTTGTTACAGGAAAAGGATTCTTCCAACAGCTTCTGTTTGTCCTGGTGTTATTAACACTGCTTTTCTTTCTTTTTGTAACGGTTGAATATCTAACGGTTTCTTTTATGAGACTTGGAAGCAAAGCGGTCCAGCTCATGCCTTATACGGTTTCCGCGGAAGATAAGCAGTATGTATTAAGACAGGATCTTAATAAGTTTCCTGACGGAAAGCTAATCCCCTTATCGGACAATGAGAGAACAGGCGTGGAGTTTAGTTATAGTTTCTACTTATACGTGAACCCGTCGACGTTCACGGGCGACGACACGCTAAAACACGTATTTCACAAGGGATTTGTAACACCCTGGCCTCTAATGGGCCCCGGTGTCTTCGTGAAGGGAGACTCAAACACCCTTCGCATCGTGATGAATACCCACCAGAACCCGATGACATATGTTGATGTTGAGAACATCCCTGTGAGAAAGTGGTTCCACTGTGTTCTTGTCTGTAAAAAGAACAGCCTTGAAGTTTATATCAACGGAAATCTAATTAAGAAGTTGCCGTTTGAAGGAACACTTCCTTACCAGAATTTCCAGGATTTAATCATGTTTAGCCCTCTCAAGTATACATTGAGCAAAACACAGGTTGCCTCGCTAGCCAATGTAGGTCTACGAGGAGATACTCTCCGATTCGAGGGAGCCTTTAGTGGAAGTCTAAGCAATCTCACCTATTTCGCCTATGCGATCTCCTACACGGAGATCCAGGCCCTCACGACAGCGGGTGTCTCAACAAAGACACTCACGAAGTCACAGGACATGCCTCCCTACCTCACGGACACGTATTGGACGTCCACCTACCAGCAGCAAAACTAAAGTATATCTGTATCCTATCTAAATCCTTCTACCCTTTCTTTTAGTAGAGCAAGAGAAGAATGACAGGCGGCGGATTGTTAGCACTTGTGGCCTATGGATCTCAAAACGTTCTTTTGAGCGGAAATCCTGAAATGACATTTTGGTATAAGACCTATCGGCGGTATAGTCACTTCAGCCAGGAATCCGTCACAATGGCTTTAGAAGGCCCAAATGAACTTTTCTGGAATCAGCCGATAAAACTCCGACTAAAGCTCCAGCGTGTAGGAGATCTGGTCAGTGATCTTTATTTCACTTTTCGAATTCCGGATATTTATAGCAAATACCAAACGCCCCGCAACTTTCAACACGAATATCAATGGGTTCGGTATTTGGGAGCGGCCATCATACAGAACGCCGCCTTTTACGTGGGAGGCCAGAAGATCCAGGAGTTTGATGGGGCGTATCTTCTGGCGAAGGCCTTGGTCGACTATGATCCGAATTCATTCGAGAAATGGAGAGTTCTAGTGGGAGATGTTCCTGAACTCACAACTCCTGCGACTGGTGTCTGGGCAACACCGTCAGGTGGATATCCTACTGTTCGTGAGAATCCATCGGTCGCCCTGGGCTCACAGTCCAATCGCCCGTCCATCTTTGGTCAAGATATCCATGTGCCTTTATCATTCTGGTTTTCAGATTCGTCGTCGCAGGCTCTTCCTTTAGTGGCCCTCCAGTATCACGACTGCGAGGTTCAATTGACCTTGAATCCGATTCAAGATCTATACACAGTTCTCGATGTATCAGGAAATCGCGTAAATCCGAACTATCAATTACTTTCAAGCACGTTAAATATTCAGAAGAATATGCCAGACTATGTAACACATAGTGAGACGGATCTTGACTGGCGGAACTTCGCAGTCGACTGGGGCTCGAGCATGCCTCCTTTGAATGGATGGTTTCTAAATCCGAGACTCCAGTGCACCTATGTCTATTTGCCCGAAGAAGAACGAAAGACATTCGCAACACAACCCTTATCGTATCTAATTCCCCAAACAACAATCTATCAGTTTCCTGGTCTCTATACTCGTCAGACTCTCGATTTGTATACGCACAATCCAATTAGTCGTCTAGTCTTTGCCCAGAGACGAAGTGATACGTTGCCGAACAGAAACGATTTTGCTAATTTTACAAATTGGTTTAATTATCCGACGGCTCCTTTTGTCCCAACTCCTACCATAGCAAATTCAAGTGGTCTTTTGTTGCCCCAAGGCCAACAAGGAATTCTTAGAGCTTTACGTATTCTGTGTGATGGAAATGAAATCCAGGAAGAGAAACGGATTGAGTATTTTACAAAGATTGTGCCCTGGAAATCATTACAGGGCCAGCAACAGTCATATACATCGATTACAATGCCTGTTTACAACTTTGCCCTCCATTCACCGTCAACGCAGCCGTCTGGTTCTCTAAATGCGAGCCGCATTAAGAACTTTCAGGTTGAAGTCGATGTCTTTCCTCTGCCTTTAGATACAAATTACGTGTATAATCTGACAATCTATGTAGACAGTCTGAACTTCTTTATTGTAGAAGGTGGCATGGGTGGCGTCAAATATGCCTTGTAAAAATTGAAGCTTGTTTGCGTATATACAGCGTTAACTATACCATACACAATGATGACCTACGTTGGAATTGGAAGTTGTCCGCATGCGTCTACTCTTGAGGAGCTGACCGATGAGTGGGACCAGATTCTTCCTGTCTTCATTCGAGAGTCAAAAGCAACAATCTTTCATTATGATCCTGCTTTTGAGTATAAACAAGAGTTTATGAAGCAGTATTTTGAGGCCAAGGGGTTTACTAGCGTGGATCCGTTCCATTGGACCACTGATAAGCTCGATGTAACTCTGTATCCAAAGAGATTTGAACATCCAGATGATGACCATATTCTTGAAGAGTTTGCGGAGGAGGCTATTAGGACAAACACAAAACTGGTTGTCCAGGAGTTTACAGGTGGATCTCTAACAGAGTTACTCAAGGCCACCTACTCAAAGACATCCTCAAAGGCTAGTTTCAAACGTAATGTTCTCTTTGACATTTCGTATGGAACTAATTGTCATTGTATGACAAATATGGTGAAATATAAGCCACTCTATGATGAGAGGGGTGATTTCATTAACTTTCTTCTCTACAAAGAGACTGACATCAAAAATAGTATTGGTCTATCTCCTGAACTGAATGATCTAATCAAGAACTACTTTGTAAAACAGTATCTTAGTGTAGTGAATCAGCAGGTGGATTATAGGAGACGTATAAAGGGAGACACGGTGTTATTTGCCTGTGAAGGATATGGCGACACATCGACACCTGATGAAATCATGTCATATCTTAAGAGCAAAATGCTACCTCTTCTTGATATCTTTGATTCTCTTGGAATGATGACTTCCCAGAAATGGGGTCAAGTCTGGAATCTCTTTGAGATGTATAGGTCATATAATATGTATGATTGGAATACTACGATGGCCAAGATAGTTAATTAGAAATCTAAAGGTATAGATAGATAGAATGACGACGGACTATACAATTGTAATTCCTTCGTATAAAAGACAAAAGATTCTTCAAGAAAAGACATTAACAACTCTAAAGAAATATAAGATCCCGAAGGAGTCTATTTATGTTTTTGTTGCGAATCAGGAAGAATATGACATTTACAAGGAGTTCCTGGATCCCAGCACATACGGCCACCTCGTTGTAGGAGTTCCTGGCCTCGCACATGTCAGGAACTTTATTTCCAACTATTTCCCGAAAGGAAAGAAATTGGTGAGTTGCGATGACGATATTCGCGGCTTCATCGAGTTTGATGCCACGATGAAACGCAAGGAAAAGGAACTTGTAAGTCTGAAGAAACTCATTGAACGCGGCTTCAAGGAATGTAAGGAAAAGGGTGCAAATCTCTGGGGCTTATATCCCTCTGCGAATGGATTCTTTATGAAAGATACGGTTAGTTATGATTTGAAGTTCATTATTGGTAATTTCTTTGGATACACTAATTTTAAGAATGAACGTCAGCTCACGGTTACGAGTGGCCCCAAAGATGACTATGAGCGGAGTTTATTATTTTTTAAGGAGGATGGTGTCGTTGTCCGATTGAATTTCGCCGCCGCCAAAACATCCATCTATACAACACCTGGAGGACTTCAGGATGGAAAACGTCTCACCCGAGTTCGCAAGGATGTCCAAGGTCTCTTAAAGAAGTATCCTGAATATGTTGTTCCTAATCCTAGGCGAAAGGGGCCGTTTCCAGAAATTCTTCTCCGTAATAAAACACGTAAAAATGATAAAGAACCTAAGTAGAAATGAACGTGCTTGATTCCATATCAAGAGGTGTTGATTCGGCAACTTACAATCCTGAAGCAGAAAAGGCCGCTGCGACACGCGATGCCGCGGCCTCGACATCCAAAGCCGCCTTTAAGAAACTCCTTGATCAAGTGAAACAGGATATGGATACGCTTGTAACCAATAAACAAATGACAAGTATATCATTGGCCAAGTTTGATGAGCTTATTAAGACAAACACAGACCTTATTACAACGATCGCAACAGGGGCTGTTTGGGATCAACGAACGCAGTTACTCAAAGATACAGAGGCCGATCTAACCGCTTTTAATACTGCCTTATACAATCTTGAGTATATCGCAAGAACAGGCCCTATAGTCCTTGATGACATGGATAAAAAAGAAAAAGGGAAAGTGACGACGGATACCATGAAATTAATGAAAGCTTTTTTTATAGATCTTGATACATACAATAAGGCTTCTGTTACGCAGAAAACAATTGATTTACAGCAGAAACTTCTTAAAACAAAGGCAGGAATAACAAATAGTATCCCGCCGCCTTATTTAAATCTCATACTGGATCCAACAAATGAAAAGGCTGCGAATGAGGCAAAGGCACTGAATGATGCCGCACAAAAAGTAAAAGACCAAGAGTTTAATGTAACTCGTTTAGCAACAACAACATCAAATATTGCGATTCAGGTTATCTCCTCTCTTCTGTATGTCACGTTTTGCCTAGTCGCAGGAATGTTATGTGCGAATGACGCGATTGGTCGTGAAATCCCTTATCGTGTCTTATATTTCATCTATGGATTTATTTTTGCTCCTGTTGTTCTTATCTATTATTTGTATAAATGGTTCAATGATGATAGTCCTAAGATCTATCGTCTTCTTCCTATCTACACTACAGTATCCGATAGCACATTAGGACGATACTTCTTCTATCCGTTTACATATAAGGAAGATAAGATGGCAATGGATGCATATGCGGATTTTATGAAGGAATCTGCGAAACTCGTGGGTGGGTCGGCAGAGGCAAAGGCATCCGCAGAGGCGGCTGCGAATGTAAACGCGGGCAAATTAATGAATGGTGTGAAGAGTTTACATCTTGGTTCTGTTGCGACAGAAACAGCGGCGACAAATAAAATTATGAACGCGATGGAAGGCCTAAGAGTTAATAAGTAATATAATGTAGAAAGGCAAGGAATATGAGCACACAGAATGACTATCCCTTTGTTTCAGTGATCACACCCACGTATAATCGTCGTCGTTTTATTCCTTCCCTAATCAAATGTTATGAAAGCCAGGACTATCCAAAGGACAGAATGGAATGGATTATCTTAGATGATGGCCAGGAGAAGGCAGAGGATCTCTTTGAAGCCATCAAAGAGAGAATTCCTAATATTCGCTATATCTACATGGAGGATAAACTCCTGATTGGCGGAAAGAGAAATATTCTGAATAAGGAAGCGAAAGGGGAAATCATCGTGGCAATGGACGACGATGACTTTTATTTTCCATGCCGTGTATCTGCGGCAATAAAAGCATTTAAGCAGAAGCCCAACGTCGAGTTAGCGGGTGCCTCAGAGGTCTATATGTATTATTCGGACAATAAAGAGATCTGGAAGCTTGGCCCGTATTCGCCCACGCATGCGACGAATGGGACAATGGCATTCCGATCATCCTATGCGAAGACGCATACGTATGATGATATCGTGACGCATTCAGAGGAGCGTTCTTTTCTAGATGACTACAAGAACCCAATGATTCAGTTGGATCCGATGAAGGTCATGTTGGTCATGAGCCACAGTGAGAATACATTTGACAAGAAGAAAATGCGTGAACAAAAGCAACCGAATCCGTTTGTAAAAAAGACAACGTTGAAGTTGGGCGACTTCATCAAAGACAAGGAACTCTTTGATTTTTTCTCAAACGCGTAAACAAAGACAAAGACCTAGACCTAAACATTTGTCTTTTGTCTTGTTCAGAAGACAACCAATGGCCTACGATCCGATAGGAAAATTTGTGTCTGTTTTAAATGAGGCGTATAAGGGGTCATTGGCCTCTGATGCGACTCAGTGTGATCAACCTGCTGAAATCCGTATTCCTCTACGGTCGCACCAGAAGGCAATTTTATATTCGATGGCTCAGCGTGAAAGCAAAGTATCTGTCGGCATGGACTTATGTGGTGCCAAGTTGTTTAGTCGTTTTTCTTTTTTAGGCGATGGTGTAGGTGTGGGCAAGTCTCTTATGGTGCTGGGCCATATCGCACGGCTAAAAACTCTGCCTACATTACCGCCTATTCCCCATCTAGACCAGAATAGTTCATCACAATTGTATAGTCTTCGTGATAATCTATTTGCGCGTGATCTATCGGACTCTGCGTGTTTAATTGTTGTCCCGCATACATTGTATCGGCAGTGGCAGACATATATAAAAGAACAGACATCTCTGACGTTTCTAGGTGTTCAGACAAAGAGTGTTCTTCAATCAGATACTCTTATACGTAAATTAAAAGAGGTCGATGTGGTTCTTGTCTCAAATACGTTGTATGGCAATCTTCAAGATCTAGCCGATGCGAATCGGTTGATTTGGAAGCGTGTCTTCTTTGACGAGGCAGATACGATTCATATTCCGTCGACGAGGCCGAGGGCGACAACACGGTTTACGTGGTTAATTTCTGCCTCATGGGCAAATCTCTTATTTCCGAATGTCACGCAATATATTACAAATGTCTATTTAAATACGGTGCCTACGAACCCCCTATTAGATGACGCATTAAAGCACCAACTACATATATTAAAGACACAATCTCCTACACATGGGGCCTATGTCTATATGCGGTATCTTGTTGTGAGTTCCACCTTTTTCCGTGATTTTGTAGGAACAAATAATTCATTAAGAGGAAATCTAGTCATGCGGTGTCGTGACGAGTTTGTGCGGGAATCTATTACTCTACCGCCGATCAATATACGGAATATACTTTGTAGGCCGTCGATACTTCAACAGGTGGTTGCGAATGCGATCCCCGCAGACGTGAGAAATCTTCTTCACGCAGGTGATATTAAAGGGGCACTCGATTCGCTCGGCGTGAAGCCCGAAGAGCCAATGTCTTTGATTGCGGCAGTGACTGAAAATAGAATTAAGGAACTGACTCGTTTGCGTCTAACGTTTACGTTCAAGTCGGCCCTAGAGTATGCGACACCGCAGGCAAAGGAGGCTGCTCTTAAATCACTTAAGGAAAGAATAAGTAGTCTCGAGGAACAAATTAAGGGTCTGAAGGAGCGGATTGAGAATTACAAGACGGAGATCTGTCCCATCTGCTTTGACGAGCCGCAGACTGCGACACTGACACAGTGCTGTAATCGGATTTTCTGCGGATCATGTATCTTGACGAGTTTGACGAGGGCGACCACGTGCCCTCTCTGTAGAACACAGATTAGTGCCTCAGGTCTACGTGCGGTTGCGGCGGGGCCTGTTCCTTCCGTAACGGCAGATGTAAAGGCCGAAGAGCCGCAGCTCTTGAAGAAGACCGAGCAGCTCATCCAGTTACTCAAAACAAATCCTAAGGGAAAGTTTCTAATCTTTAGTCGGTTTGACAATCCGTTTATTCAATTAAGCCAGGAAATCGAGGCGATGAATCTGACGGTGAAGCTGGTGCGGGGAAATAAGGATGTTATCGCACAGACTCTTAAAACATTTCAGAAGGGTGATACAAATGTTCTACTCTTGAATTCTCTACAGGCGGGCGCGGGCCTGAACATCACGGCAGCGACCCATGTGGTTCTTCTTCACGCGATGACACACGAGGAGGAGAAGCAGATTTTGGGTCGTGCGTATCGTTTGGGTCGCACAGAGCCTCTGGACGTTATCCGTCTTCTACACCCAGACGAGATGGTCCACGCACAGCAATAAAATCTTGTTTATAAGTATAGAAACAAATGCCTACGTATGAAGTTAATGGAGTGAATAATAGTATGCGGCCAATGAGGTATAGAACATCTGATGGCAAATATTGGGATGTTAGGAATCCTAGCACTCTTATTAATTTAAACAATGGAAGAAAGGTGAAATATGAAAATTTTTATAGAATGTATAGTAAAAAGGGTAAAAACTCTAATATCTTAAAGATGCGTGCTTCCACACGTAATAATAACAAGATGAATGCTGCTCCTATGGCAAGTGTTGCCAATAATAACAATATGTCAAATCCGTTAAATAGAGTAAATTCAACATTATTTAAGAGAAGTAAATTTTCTAGAAAGAACCGTCGGTCAACGCGTAAGAACCGTCGCACAACAAGAAAATATAATGCCTAAATAGAATAAATGTCTACTAGACAAACTTTAAGGCGAGGAAAAAACCGTCGCAGCAGACGTAAGACTTTTCGTTCAATGCGAACCAAGAAAGGGGGAGCAGACTGTTTTACATATGATGATCAGCAGGAGCAGTTTGAATATAATAAGAAATATCTAGCTATACCCAAAGGGCCTGAAAATGGTATAACCAATCAAACTCAGTATGGAAAAAAATTGTCATTTAAAGGATTTGAAGGATGGTATGCTGGCTTCTATATAGGACGCGGGCCAACTAAATATTTAAGATTTAGAGTGGATAGCCCCGAAGATGAAGATGTTATAAGAAGACAAAAAAGTGGCGAACCGTTTGTAGCGTCTTCAAATCCTTCTAGTAAATATACAAATTTACAGGTATCTTCGATGACGAGTAGTGCTTTTTTTCAAATGAGTAAACAAGAGACTGCGGCTCAGTATAAATTCTGCCCTTTGGAATAAAAATTGAACAGCCGCGAGCTATCAAAGCAGGCAGACAAAATGACCGACACTACAACTCCAACACCTCTTTGGGATGTGCCTACGCCGTGGATTACGCCAACAACAAACGGGATGCATATTCTTTACAAGAACTGGACTAACTTTCTGGACAACATGCCCCAGAAGAAGTTCAAGCCATATATCATGACATCTTGGTCATGGAAAGACAATGATCTACAGCTTGTCTTTAATACACTCACTTCGCGTGGCATTTCAATTACATACATTGAAATGCCAGTTAAGCACGAGGAGGAACCTCTTATTCGGGCCTGGATTAAGCGTCACATATCGCAGTTCTGGAACATCTAAGGCAGCAATGTCTTCAGGGCGATATTTCTCAAGCGACGGATTTTATCTGTTTTTTGGTCAGGCTTCTCTGCCTCCTTATGGCAAACAAGAGGGATAATGTGAACAGGCATCGAATCGCGATCGGCAATCTCGCACATGAATTTCCAGGAGTTAAAAATGGCCGATTGTTTCGTCAAGACAGGAGTATACCGCAACGCCTCGGATGTAGTGAGACTGTGTGCCGATGAAAGAGGTGCCTCTTGGGATAGACGAAGGCTCGGAATTTTGAGTTTCAAGTCTTGGGATAAAGGAAGCAGATTCCAGCACTGGTGGAAGAACGCCCAGAAATCGGCACGATCACTCTTACAATAGGCAGTATAGAGGGATGTATAACAACGCCATCCTTCTTCTGTGTTTCCTTTGGAAGCAAGAATACGATCATTGATATTCTCAATCATGACGAGCCCTGCGAGGTTTGCCTCATGGCTTTCAATGTCTAAGTCTACAAACGGATCCCATTCATTCCATAGAGTCCACCACGCGATCGGTAGAATGCCCTCAGGAATCTCGCTCATTTCGAACGGAGCCTCTAGGCCTGCGACTTGACGCTGTAGAAGACGAAGATCCCCCTGGACCTTTTTAATTGCGTCATCGGAGCCGAGAGTTCTGCCTAGCCATGCCTCCACTTGCGTTTTGTCGGCCTCGCCAATCGGAATCGTCAGACAGAGTTTAGAAATCTGAATGAGATTTCTCGAGTCGAGAGTGTTACTGATTAGAATTAAAGGAGTTGTATCCTGGTTCGGTTTCCATCCACGCAAAAAATCTAGGAGTTCCTTTAATCCACCTTTCTCGCCCTGGCTCAGTCCATCAATCTCATCCAGAATAATGCCTATCCCACCTCTCTTACCCGTCTCAAGCATCGTTACAATGCCTCCCTCTTTCAACAAAGGCAGAATCAACTTACGAAAGGATGTTCCACTCCGTGTATGACTGGCATTGTATTCAATGATTTTCAGTTGTCTCTCTTTTAAGACACGATGGGCCATTGTTGTTTTCCCAACACCAGGTTCTCCATATAAAAGAACAGCTGCGTGTGAAGGCTTTTCTAGCCACGCCTTGATTTTACTCTCCGCCCCTGGATGTAGACAAATTGTTTTGTCTATATGCGTTGGCGACCACATAGTTTACCCTATCTTTCTTCTGTTTAGATACCAATAGCCGAAAGAAGAAGGCGACTGATACCGACCATAATAACACCACTATAATGATTCTGTGTGACTGTAATTGTATCGAGAATGAATTTACATGACGGGCTTCCCGCAGTGATAAGGCCCTGGAGATATCCATAGACGCCATCGGGAACGCAGACGGTATGATAGGCTTTCACGGCCCCGAAGTGTGTTGAATAGACCATGAAGGTTGAAAGAGATAGCTTCGCAGCCTCTTTAAAACCCGGACTTACCGTAATCGCCTTGATTGAAGCCAAGAGAGACTCTAGCATTTTAAATACCTACTGCTTTTACTCATAAATTAAAAATAAACAATTTTACTAACACTTCTTTTCCTCTGTTGAATCTTTTTGCCCGTCTGTTCTTGGAACAAACGAGGGGCTCTGGCAGGAAACACCATCATAAATGCCCTCCCATGTTACACCCTTATCCTTACACTCCTGGCACAGAGCATTTAATCTAGCCGAGCCTTTCTTGTCCTGAGAAAGATTAAAGGTATATCTAGAGTCAGACACATTGATCGGGTCGATGAATTTCTTTATACCATTAGAACTCTTGCTTACACCTATTAAATCAACACAGACCATTACATTCTTCCCACTAACTTTTGTCGAATAGAGGGATAAGAAATCAGGGCAGAGATTAATAACAGGCGGCCACGAGGTAGAATTAAATTTGCTGGCCCGAAGAACATTACCTGAAAACCAACGTAAGCCGTAGAATGTAAAGATTAAAATGGCTCCAACGAGGAACAATAGTCCTCCGAGTGTTCTATGGCTTTGGATAAGGAAGACGACTCCTCCTAAACAGACACCAACTGCGATAAATATATAAAGGAAGAACCAGTAATCCATCTCTATCTTCTACTTGATGGTCTTTTTTTGGAGAGACGAATCGTTACTCTAAAAAAAGGTTTGAAAACGGTATATGTAAAATAAAGTCTTTACATTGTGCGGACGACAGGGGCAGCCTGGCCGTTGCCCTCCCAGCCGAGCTCAATGTAGCCCGAGAGGTAGTCGACGTTCGGCACCGTGGCCTGGTTACCCTCAACGCCGAAGGTGGACGTCGTGGCCGTATTCGGGACAACCAGCTGGACCTTGCGGAACACACGGCCTGAGGAGACAAGCGTCTTGCCCAAGTCACGGAGCTTGCCCGCGCCAGGGCCGTTGATGGAGGAGGCATAGCGAGTGCCGAGGGAGACGCCGCCAGGGTTGCCGGCCGTTCCAGCAATAACGTTCACGGCCCAGCCAGCCGTGGCTAATACACCCGTGGTGACGTTCAACGAATTGATGCCACCAGGGTAAAGGAGGGATGACACGGGCATGAAGTTACGCGAGTCCGCAGGGATTGACTTGAGGCCGTAGGGGATGGACGTCATTTGCTTCTATACTTAGACTAATTATTTTTTTAGAGAGGCAAATCGTAACTCTAAAAAAAGCTTTGAAAACTGTATGTGTAAAGTAAACTCTTTACATGGTGCGGGCGACGGGGGCACCCTGGGCGTTGCCCTCCCAGCCGAGCTCGATGTAGCCCGTAAGGTAGTCGACGTTCGGCACCGTGGACGTGGCACCCTCAACGCCGAAGGTGGACGTCGTGGCCGTGTTCGGGACAACCAGCTGAACCTTGCGGAACAAGCGGCCGGATGATAAGACCGTCTTGCCCAAATCACGGAGCTTGCCCGCGCCAGGGCCGTTGATGGAGGACGTGTATCTCGAGCCCTGGGAAACACCCGCAGTGTAGACAGTCGGATCTCTGGCCCACAGGGCCTGGGCAAAAGCACCTGTGGTTGTGTTCAGGGAGTTGATGCCCGCTGAACCGTTGGCACCCGTGGTGGCATAGGTGAGGGATGACACAGGCATGAAGTTACGCGAGTCCATAGGGATTGACTTGAGGCCGTAGGGAATGGACGTCATTTGATTCTATACTTCTTATTTAGAAAATAATCTATATTCAGAGACAGAGACAAATGAATACGAACACAAATTTTGCGGACTTTGAACTCCCCTTGACAAATCCGGACAGTTACAAAGGTCAGAATGGGCGTGTGAATCTGGAGGAAAGACCAGGTGCCGGTGGTCAGACATCTTTGAACTTTCCCGGATATAAACATCAAACGGCCGTTGAAGGAAATTTCGAAACGGATATGTTACGAGGAAACTGGGAAACGACGCCGGTAAGCAAAGGTTTTTTCAGCCCGGAGAACATACGAGTTGTTCAGAATAGCATTCGTCGGTATGTCTTTGAAAAGAGCCAGCCAAAAGGATATGTTATTGACGACCAGTCTGCCGATGAATTAAAAATAATCATGAGGGCTATTTTTTATCAGTATGGAAAGAATTTGCCGTTTAACATCTCAGGGCAGATCGCAGACTTGAATCAGCTCGTGGTGAATTGGTCTGCTCCTCATATTCTGTCCGCCGTTGATCATTATTATTATTATTTAAAGGATATCAGCAATCTGCCGATACCGATGGCTCAGCCGCAGAATCTCAGTCGGGCAGGATCTAAATCAATGCCTCTCAATCAGTTCGTCTAGCCTTTACAGTTGCCTTCTGCTTCTTAGGTCCAGTGCTGCTGGCCTTCTCACGCGTTAACTGCATTGTATCCCACGCTGTCTTGAATGCCTCTAGGTCCTCAAGCCAGAGAGCAGACGCAGTTGTATCGCGGAGAGACTCATAGGCCATGCGGGCCTTGAGAACAGTCGTCTCCGCTTCCTTAATCGCAGACGCCTTTACGCGGTCCATACGTAGCTTCAATAGATATTCATAAGCATCCACCGTATCGGGAAAGCTCGGGTCGGAAATCGGAGGCAAGTTATTCTTAATCATGGCCTCCACAATCTGTTCATCTTCGGCCTTCCGGAGGTCCATGGATCCATCAAGGACCAGTCGGAGAAACCTCGCCTTCGCATCAGCTTCCAGGGCCTCCTTCTCGAGACGACTCATCTCTCGCACCCTCCTTGTCTCATACGCAGCCAGGCGAGGCACATAGAAGGCCTCCAGCATATCGCCGATCGTTGAGAACTTCACAATTCGCATCTGTGTATCGAAACACGTCATGTTGGAGAGCTTCCATGACGTGGTTAGCTTAAACCGCTTCTCAAACTCGGCAATGTCAGCCTTGATATCCTCATAATAATCATTTTCCATGTAAAGAACGAAACGGACAGTATCGTCATCATACAGATCATCGAATGACTTCATGACGGGCTTACCGTCATCGCCGTTTGCGTTGGTTCCGTCACCACTACAGAGTGAATCAAGGAAGACCTTATAGTCCTTTGTCCAGGTGCCAACGGGCAACTCTGTGATGGTCACTGTCCTCTTTGTATCGTCAAGAGTATAGAGGCCCTTGGTAATCCAAGTATCCTCATTGTGTGCGAGAACAGGCCCCTTGAATCCGAACCACCAGGGCTTCAAGGACAAGCCTGCGAGAGAGGTTTTATACCCGCTGATACGCTGTTCGAGCAAGGATACAATCTCGGATGGATTGTGAGGAGGAATATCCGTGCTGAATCCCGTGCCGATGCCGACTGAGCCATTGATCGCCAGAAGAGGAACAGACGGTAGATAGTTCTCGGGCTCAACAGGCACACCGTCATCCTCAGTATACTTTAGAATCGCCATATCTTCCTTGTGAAAGAGGACATCCACGATATGCTCGAGGTGGGTATGGACATATCGCGGCGAAGCGGAATCCTTACCACCGAGAAGTCGAGATCCAAACTGTCCAATCGGAACAAGCAGATTGATATTATTGGATCCAACAAACGTCTGTGCCATGCCGATAATCGTCATATTCAGAGACGCCTCGCCGTGGTGATAGGCCGCGTGCTCTGAGACGTATCCTGCGAGCTGTGCCACACGCACTTCCTGTCGAAGGCCACGCTTCAGGCAACCATACAGGATCTTTCGCTGGGACGGCTTCAAGCCATCCATCAGATGCGGCAAGGAGCGAATATTATCTGCGTTACTGAAATGAATGAGTTCGTTATTGACGAAGCTGGTGTAGTCAACACATCCCTTGGCATTCACCGATGCCATTCGCTTCGGGTCATAGGTTCCGAGCCACTTCTTACGGTCATCTGATCGCTTCTTACTGAACGCGAGTGACATCGACTCATCGGTCTCAAGATCCCATGTATACTTGATCTCCTGGAGACGCTCGAACCACTCACGAGCCTCTGCGGGTGTGCTGGTGCCCAATCCCTTGTAATACTTCAGCTTCCATCCAGGACCAGCGGTCTGATTCCATGTATCAAATTCGGGCTGCGAATAGAACGAACGTGTCTCGGAGCGACGCGTTGCCTTCAGAAGTGGCGTTGCCAAGGAGCAGATGAAGTTGATTTGCATGAGAGACGGCCACTCCGTGTGAAACAGATTCATCAGAAGTCCCTTGATGTGGGCTCCATCCAAATCCTGATCCGCCATGACCATGATGCGTCCATAGCGTAGATCCTTTGTCGTCGAATACTTGCGGCCCTGCTCCAATCCGACAATCTTCTTAATCGCAGTGAGTTCCTCGTTCTGGTTGAATTTGAGCTGACTGATATCCTTTACATTTAGCATCTTGCCTTTGAGGGGAAAGACACCCCATCGCTCACGACCGACAATCTTGAGACCTGAAATCGCGGAG